GTCAGCATCTTCTTCGGGTTGGCCTTTAACGAAAGTCCCGCGCAGCACACTGTTGCTCATCTACATTTCCTTTGCTGGAACGCGCTCAATCGTCCAGCCCTTTGATCTGCAGTAATCGGCAACACGGCGCGCCGACCATCCGAGCATATAGTGGACGATCGGCGCGGCCTCCACCACTACAGCGGATCGCAGAACGATTCCTGCGACGAAGTGATTTGCAGAAATGCGAGCAATGACTTCATTCACCTACTGATTTCGCCCGTTAACTTGATCGGATATTGCGGATCATAGTCAGGGTCCATGGCCGACCGGAAGTTAACGCACAGGCCAAAGATCACCTCGGCGAAATCCATCAGCCATTCAGGCCACCAGTTACGAACCGCCATCAGGCAGCCATCTGGCGGCATGTCCTTGTAGTAGACCGGAACCAGGCCACAGAAAAGACCGTAATGCGTGAAGTCCTCCTTGATCTGATCTGCAGGTATGCGCTGAAAAATGCTCATGCTGATTTCTCGTTAGGTTGGTGGGCGCGGCAATGGTGTTTTTCTGCGGGATAGAATGCCGCGACTTCTTTCCGCTTCGGGTGGCCGCATTGGCCGATGCCAGCTGCAGGGTTGACCTGATCGCGCACGAAATGCTTGCAGGTTTCACAGACGATCATTTCTGGCGCGTCCGGTTACTCTTGCCATCAAATACAAGCATCCTGCCTCCGTTATCCAGCAAGCGATCAAGCACGCGCTCGCCGAGATAGGCGACCAGCTCTTCAGGCCTGCAATTAGTGATGACGATCGTTGGACGCATATCGTCGTAGCGGCCAGCAACGATGTCGAAGATGTGGACTTTCTCACCTTCGCTGCCGAACTGCACGCCGACCTCATCGATCACCAGCAGATCGGCCTCGCGCATCATGCGCAGAACTTCCAGCTCCGTCTCGTGCCAATCCTTGCGCCAGGTATCGCGCAGGCGCCGGATGGCATCGCCGAGCCGGATGTAATGCGCCCGCTTGCCTTGATCGCAGAGCGCGCGTATCGCGGCGCAGGCCAGATGCGTCTTACCGGTGCCAGCTGGACCAGCCAGGATCAGGCAGCGGCCAGCCTTGGCGTGCTCGGCGAAGTTGGAGACAAAATCGCGAAGCGCGTCAGCCGCAACGCCAAGCAGCTTGGTCCGGCGCTCGAAGCCGTCGAAGCTGGCGTCAGTGAATCGAGCTGGTACGCCAGATGCCTTGTGCCGAGCCTCAATCTTGGTGCGCTGGCGCTCAGCAGCCTCCTCCTGGCGCTGCCTGGCAATCAGCTCGTCGAGAGAGCTGGTCGATTGAAGTTTGGCTTCTGCAGCACCAGTATCCACAGGCAGCTGCGGCAAAATTTCAGCCAGGCTTTTCATTGAACCTCCCCGGATTGTCTGTTAAGCGCCTCTAGCAGATCGTCTCGCGTTTCGTTCAGATAGCCGACTGGTGGTGCACCGCGAATATTGCCTCCCTTGGACTTGATAGGGAACAGGCCCTTCCAGCCATTTGCGATCGATTGGTCAAGTACCTTGGCGGGATCATGACCTTGCGCGCGAAGCTTTTCTAGCTCTCCGATGGCCAGCATGATGGCACGATCGGTCAGCGAAGCCTTCATGCGCTTACGCATTTCGACGAATGCAGCCCACTGCTCGCTTGGAAGCCATTCAGGTAACGCAAGCGCAGCGCGCGCCTGCTTTTGATTCTTCTCTTGGGTGTTGGGATTGGGATTGGGATTGGGATTGGGATTGGGATTGGGAGCATTGCCTTCGCAATGCGTTGGCAATGCGTTCGCATTGCGTTCGCATTGCGTTCGCATTGCGTTCGCATCACTCCACCTAGAGCGAGCGGATTGCGCTGCCTTCGCCCGCTTCTCGGCTGCCTCATAGATCACCTCGTCGCACCTTGCGTTCGACCAGCCGCTTTCAGTTTTCTCGAAGAACTCGGCAAGCACCGAGTCCACTGCAGAGCGCTGTTCCGGCGTAGTGGCGCAAGCCAGCCGATATATCTGGTTTACGTCGTGCGGCAGAGCCATTTCGCGCGTGTAATAGGCGTCCAGTAGCCGGCGATAAGCCATGTCCTCATCCCACGTCAGGTGCTTGGTTGCGCTGATGTAGTCTCCAATGTGGAACGCGTAATAGTTCAAGCATCACACCTTGGGCCGGTGCTTTACCTGCGCCGGCATGGTTTCCCGCGAGCTGACCAGAATTCGCACGCCGGGCTGCGGACCATACAGCTTTTCCTTGGAATCACTAACTACCTGGCAATCGTCAACCCATACCACGCCGTTTAACGCATCCTTAACGGCCTTCTCGACGTTATCGGCATCAGGCTTGACGGTTGGCTCGATCTCGCCGCCTAGAGCGAGCTTTCGCTTCCACTCAGGCCAGCTATCCGGCACCGCATGCGTGATGATGATCGATATTCGGACCGGCTCCTGCAGCGGCGCGCGGCCGTTCATGGCATCCATCGCCAGCGACCTGGCGATGCCTTCCCAGGTGCGCGTCTTCTGCGGGGTGTAGTGAATGGTCTTTCCGTTTGGCAGCCGCGCGCTCCTTGCGCGGCCTTTTCCAACGGGATGTCCCGGAACGACTATTAGGATGTCGGTCATACCTTCGCGACCTTCCGTTTCGCATTTGACGATCTACATCTGGTTACTGCGTCTACTGATCCGGCATACAGGCGCGCCGCCTCAAGGAGATCACGTCGAGATGACGTCAATCCAAATTCGCCGTTGTTTTTTCCGTAAATCTCAGCCTTACGTAACATGCTCATGGCTCGCTCTTCCATACGCTTGATCGCTGCACTAACCCGTTGCTGAGGAGTCATTCTGTTCATGCCTGAGTCTCCTGTCTGATTTCGCCTGTACCCGTATCAACTTCAAGCACCTGGCCGTCGATTTCGACCGGAGCCCAAGTTGCATCGATTGCGTCGTCGATGGTGAGCCGCTGCGGCCCGCGATCTGATGCATTCTCCAAAGCAACTGCAATCGCCAGCTCAGCCGACTTCGGCAGGTACTTGCAGATGCGGCGAATCAGAGTCTTACGCCACATCTCATCCGGGTCGGTATCCCACGGCGTTTTCTTCTGGTACTTCTTGGCATTGATGACGTTCTGGCTGCGATCGCGAATCGCCTCGATCTGCTGGCCGGTCATGACTTCGACGTGATAGCCGCCATCAGTAAACTCGGCGACGGCATAAGCCAGGCGAGCAGGGCCAGGATCGCCATCAATACACGGCTCGTGCTCAAGGATGGGCGAAAGGCCGGCGCGATAGGTGAACTTATCCTTCTCGTGGACGACGTGCGCCTCGATGCGCTTGACCTTGCCGGTACGGCGGACCAGGTCAATCAAGCCCTGATAGCCGATCTGCAGCTGGCATTCGTTTTTGTAAGGGATGAGATAGCACTGGCCCATGACGCCAGGCTCAAGGCCGAGCTGAGAGGCCACGATGATGGCGGCGAATACGCTGCGAGGATCGCACTGCGCGAGCTTAGGATTGCTGCGGAAGCTGGTAAGCGCAATGCGCGCCATGCGATCGCCATTCAAGTGCGACGGCAATGCGCGGGCTATCTCGCCCTTGAACTTCTCAAGCATGGCCGGGAAGGTCTTAGGCACTTCGTCTCGCCGAACGACTTCTGTGCTGCCGGCCGCGTTGCCTGCGGCCTTCTTCAATTGATCGACGCTCATGATTTCTCCGTGGTGGGATTAGCCAGCATTCACGCGGAATACGCGCGTGCTGGATGGTTTTGTGAATTCTTTGTAGAGCTTGGGATGCTCAGCCTTGAACGATTCGAGATCGAATCGCTTGCTTTCCTGGCCTTTCCAGCTGGCGGCTTTGTCGCCCTGCAGGGTTAGGATTTGCGCTTGCCCCATGTATCGCTTGAGCCTGAATTCAAGCAGCGCTTCTTCCTGTTCGTAAGCCTTGAGCTTTGCCTTGACAGAGCGTAACTTTAGGAGGTCGTCGTGCAGATCGCCGCCTTCGGGTAGCGCAACCTCGCTGCCATCATCGCTGCGGAACATCAGCGCAAGATCATCGACACTTACCGGATCGGGTGGAACTCCATCGCGGACTCGCTGCCAGAAATCGATTTCCGCCTGGCGCATGCTATGGATCAGATCGTCGTCGCGAAGAACCTCATGCACACGCAGATCATCGGCGCCAATCAGGCCGGCCACGATGCACTTGCGGCGCGGCTTAATCATCAGGCCGTGCATAGCCTGGGCGGTGTAATAGACGGGAATCTGATCGGTGCCTGGCTCGCCCCAATCTTTCGCGGCGAAGGGGTGCACCGTCTTCATCTCGCCGTTGCATTCCTCCCCATCGACGATCAGCTCCAGATCAAGCTCGCACGCCAGGAATTCGCATCCCTGGTCGGTATAGCGCAGATTTCGGCCGATCACTTCAACTTCGTGGCCACGATCGCGCAGCTCATCCAGCAGCATCTCGACTACGACCGGCTCCCATCGCTTGCCGCGCGTCAGAACCTTGTCGCGGGCTGCATCGGATGGCTCGTGCCATTGCCCGGTCTTTTCAAGCCATAGCTGATAGGGCGTTTTCCACTTACTGACGCCCAGGATCGCGGCAGCGTCACTGCTTCCGATGAATTTCGAGCGATCAAGTGCGTGGGCTGCGGCCGTCATTGCAGAACCCCGTCAAGCGACGCCGCACGGGCATGGAAATGATCGTGTATATCCTGAACGGATATGGCGCCGCCGCTGATTTCGGCCAAGGCTCGAATCTTCTTCGGCCTGGGCTCGTGCTCGCCGCGTATCCATTGATAGACGGCGCTATAGGTGACAGCATAATCAACGCCCTTGGCTCGCATAGCATCGACGATGTTTTGAACGCCGAACTGCTTGGCCCATAGCTCAAGCTTCGTCTGCTCTGATGGGTCCTTCTTGCTAAAGGCCAGAGCGACCGGCCTGATGGGATGGCTATGCGGGTAGCCGGCCATCTTGGCTACGTAATGGCCTCGGCAGAGGCCCTTTGCCCTTACCTCGTACTCGCATCCTTCGACGGAGCATTTCGCTTTTTCATTCATGCAGACACACCTCTCCCAAGTAACATTCAGGTATCAAAAGATTGTGTTATTTGGGGTAATTCAGGCGGGGTAGCGCTGCTTCACTCCAATGAAATCAGCGGGTTCAGCCCATGCGCGGAATATTCGATTCCTTCCGCGCTCACCATTTTTCCCCAATTAATTCACGGCGTTATGCCCTTCCAAGTAACAACTAGGTAGCAAAACTCGATCGAGCGATGCGGCCGCCTTGCGGTGATCCTCATCGACGACCTGCGTGTAAATCTCCAGCGTTACGCGCGGATCGCTGTGGCCTAGATGGCCCTGTGCGACCTTTACAGGCGCGCCGATCGAGGCCAGCAGCGTGCCGCAGCCACGCCGGAAGGCGTGAAAGCCGCAGCGCGGTATGCCGAACTGATCGAGGATTGGCCATAGCCGGCGCTCACGAACATGGTCGAGCCAAAGCGGCTTACCTTCGGAGCTGCAGAAAAGCAAGCCTTGCGGATTCGGCCGGTGATGCTTGGCGAGGTATTCGCCGAGCACCCAGGCCAAGCCCTCGGGCATCGGCAGCGTGCGCGTGCTGGTGGCGGTTTTTGGTAGCTGCATCACGCCGTTCTGCGTGGTGCGACGGACGAAGATGCGCTGCCCTTCAAAATCGAGATCATCGATTTGAAGCGCAAGGACCTCGGCGCCGCGCATACCGGTCACAGCGAAGACCGCGAACAGCGTGCGCCAAGGTTCAGCAGCAGCGGTAATGATGGCCCGAGCCTGCGCATCGGTGAATCGAGGCCGGTGTCGGGGCTGAGCATTACGCGGAATAGTTAGCGACTTGCGGCTAACTTCAACCGTAACATATCCCCATTTCCGCGCAGTGCTGATTATTGAAGAGAGAGTACCGAGAATGTTAAGTATCGTGTGGCGACGTACCTTGCCACGCAGCTGCACGATCATTCCCTGTACGATTTCCGGCGTGATTCGCTCAAGAGGCAGCGAGCCAAGCGCCGGAATCAGGTAGTTGCGGAGCTGGCCTTCAGCGACTCGCTGCGTCGTGGGCTTCAGCGCCGGTAATGCGGTTAAGCGCCATCGATCAGCGAACGCGGCGAAGGTAATCACCACGCCTGGCCGATAAGCGGTTGAGTTGATCTTCTGGAGGAGCGCGTCTGCCGCCCGGCGAGCGGCGCGTTGTGTCGGCAGATCAGTCACTAGGCCGACTGTCCGATTCACCAAGCGCCGCTCGATTGCGCCAGAATCTAACACCACATCCTCCCGGTAACGGAGCGTCCAGCGTTCGCCCTCTTGCCGAAGGCACCCCCGCTGAAAACGTCTGCGAGCCAT